AGTTGTGGTAGGACTAGATGCGGCAGGACTAAGATATTTAAAATACACACCACATGGACTGACCACAGACCAGATGATAACTGCACAGGCATTAGATACCACATTGACTGGCAAGCACCTGTTTAGACTGGCACAGGCAGACACATACGAAATAGTGTTCATGGCATTTTTATTATTGCTGTTGATACTTGTACTGCCGAGAACCAGTGTGCTACTAGCAGTGCCTCTGTTAATTTTCATAGAAGGCGGTGTTGCTTATGCTTCTTTCGTGGCTTACGCAAACAAAGGATTCTTGATAGATCCATCTTGGATAATGCTGTCCGTATTCCTAGTTTGGTCTCATTCTGTTTACAACAACTTCGCAACACAGAGCAGATTGAAACAACAGATCAAGAAACAGTTCGAACACTACCTCGATCCCAGGATGGTCAAGAAGTTACAGAAGGATCCCAGCCTACTGAAACTGGGTGGTGAGACCAGATACATGACTTTCATGTTCTGTGACATCAGAGGATTCACTCCCATATCAGAACAGTACAAGGACAATCCAGCAGAGCTCACGAAACTGATCAACAGATTCCTAACACGCATGACCAATGTTATAATTGGCAACGGTGGTACTGTAGACAAGTTCATGGGTGATTGCATAATGGCATTTTGGAATGCACCTCTAGACACAAAGGATCACCAGATGTTGGCCGTGCTGACTGCTTCGCAGATGCAATCGGAATTGGCCATGTTGAACACACAGTTGACTGCAGAAAATTTACCAAACATCAAAGTGGGCATAGGTATCAACTCAGGTGAGGCCCTTGTTGGTAACATGGGATCAGATCAGAGGTTTGATTACTCTGTGATAGGTGACTCTGTTAACCTCGCGGCACGTTTAGAAAGTGCGAGTAAAACTCTAGGACACACACTGATAGTGGGAGAGGCGACCAAGAAGGTCATAGACCATAAGTTCACTTTTGAATTTGTGGACAGTATCACAGTCAAGGGCAAAACCGAACCTGTGAATGTGTACACACTGACACGTTAGGTATGCATTATTAACGATTAATTTCTACCCGAAACCCAATCTTGTTCTTCGTCAGTCATGGGCCACATATTATAATTGTGTCTGCCAGTGGGCAGGCCATTCAGCAGTTTTTGAATTTTCTTTTACATCAACGACTTCTGTAATCATCTCAGGTGTTTCATCCCAACAACAGTCGTCACGAGAAACACAGTTACTTTCAACATAAACCTTTTCGCTTTTCTTTTTGTCTTGGTACATTGTGTTGTTTCCTTTTGTAAATAATTGCTTGTAAATTTACTTATAGTAAACTTATACACAAAACCACGGAAAAGCAAGTCATACGCTGTAAACGATGTAAATGTTTTGTAAATTTAAATTTACAAAATTTACAAAAGTAATATACTAATATAAGTCAATGGGCTCTTGTTCTAAATATTTGTATGTACACCTTGGAAAAGCGTAAACTGATCTACATAATGACTCGTAAGATGGTGTATTGGCACACACACTGTATGACGCCATGGCGAGGTACTCCCATGTTCTTCGAACCAAGCTGGGTGGTGCATGAGTGTGAACTGTGCAAGATGAATGTGGATAGCCAGGATTGGTGGAACAACTGTTCCTACAACTCTTCCCAGAAAAAACTCTACCAGGATCTAGACATCAACAAGAAGTACTGGTACTAGAAGTATCTCACACCGATATATTTTATTAAATACACACATAATGACACAGTTCTTTAAATTAGTAGCAGAGCTAGGATTACCAATTGCCGCCACGGTGGGAATGGGTGTGTTCATACTGTTCATCATAAAATACATTCTAAATGGCATAGTAACCTCTATCAAGTTCATCGAGACAGTGATCTCACAACTGGACAACAGGGTCAAGACCATGAACAACGACATACTTAAAATAGACCAAGAAGTTTCCGAACAACTGGGCATACCCATAGACACGGACAGGGTGGCCAGGGCAGACGGCAAGATCGATGCGAGGAAAGACTGATGGGTAGGTTCATCATAACAGCATTTGTCCTTGGCTTCATAATTGGATGGTTAGTTGGTATTTCAGGCACAGACATTGATCCGAGCATGCTCGGCAAAGGGGTATCAGGATAATGGACATCTCAACAAAGTACATGACAGTGACCAGCGTCATACAGGACTACGGTTTTCCCACTGTGGCTGTGTTCTTCCTGGCGTACTTCATCTATTTCCTATGGAAGTTCATAACAACAGAGATAACGCCCAAACTGGCTTCAACTTCAAAGACACTGATAGGGCTCATAGACAGGGTGCGTATGCTGGACAATGACCTGATCAGACTGCAGACCAAAGTCAAAACTGCCAGGGAAAAGAAAAAGTAGTAGCACTTAAATCCCTTTAAAAAACTATTAAATATTTGCATGAATTTCACAATGGTAATGATCGTATGTTTCAGTGTACAAGTCTGCACGGCGATGTTCGATGACACCAAGTTCAACAGCTATGACACATGTTATGAGTCTTCAAGATATGCAGTGAGCTACATGGCAGAGATGTATCCCGACTCTGCAGGCGAGGTGTGGTGCCTTACCCCGGAAGAGCTAGCGGTATACAGAGATTACATAGACCAGGGTGGCAAACCCCAACTGACCAACCCCGAACCAACAGAAATCTAATTTTCTACACCATCCAAACATCATTTAAATACCAGCATGGAATACTATTGCTCGACCAAGTTCACAGACCTTGAGGTGTCTGTGCAGAGCAGACTGCTGTACAACTGTTGCAAGGCCTATCCAGAGAGGGTGGACCTAGACTGGTTGGAGGCCAACCCCGGCAGGCTGTTCCACACGGACACCATGTTGCAAGATCGTGGATTGATGTTGGACAACAAATCCTGTGTGTCATGTCATCATGGCTGTTACAAGTACGAAGAACAGGGATTGCCCAGTCAAAGACAGCAACACAAAAACACCACAAAAATTTCTGATCCACAGGCACCACTGTCTACTCTCCAGATCTCCTTGAGCACTGACTGTAACCTGACCTGCATGTACTGTTCACCTCAGTGGAGTTCATCTTGGCACAGGGACATAGACAATAACGGCGAGTACCTGTTGGATGGTGTGCCTGTCAAGCAAAATGATAAGTGGAGCACACTGTGGGCCAAGATGAAACAGAAATCACGTGGTATGGAGTCCAGATTCTTCCAACTGTTGCTTAGGGAGATCAAACTTTCCACAGGACTACAGAAGGTGACCCTATTAGGCGGCGAGCCCTTGCTGAACAACCAGCTGGACCAAGTGTTGGAGCATGTCCATGGGAAAAAAATCAACATAGTAACGGGACTGGGAGTCAGCCACGCAAGATTGCGACAAATCTTACAGATTATAAAGGGCATGGATGTGAGCTTCAGCATATCAGCGGAGGCAACGGGTCCACTGTTTGAGCTGATAAGGCATGGGGTCACTTGGAGTGACTTCCGAGAAAGGGTTAGTATGATCGAAGAAAATGGCAACAGTATCCAATTCATATCAACGATTTCGAATCTATCAGTGCTTGGATTTAATGACTTCTATGATTTGTATTCTAAGGATCATGATATAATTTTAAATACTCTTTCTGATACAGCATGGATGATGCCACATGTGTTGGATCATCGGTCAAAGAATGATTTCATTGACAGCACACAGAACAAACACAATTTACCAGAATTCAACACTATATTTGACATGATCGATAAAACACCAGAAGACAAAGACAGAATCAACACGGGAGATTATCTCAAGCAGTTCTCCTCACGTCGTTCTATAGATCTTGATTTCCTTCCTGCACACTTTCTCAAATGGTGTGGTCTGTAGGCCCCTAGTTGACATTACCACGTTTCCACAGTATAATTGTGCATGATCCACGCAATGATAGATCTGGAGACTTTATCCACAAAACCAAACGCCACCATACTGACGGTCGGTGGTGTAAAATTTGATGCATACACAAGAGTGGAACCTTCGCAGGGCCTGTACCACAGAATAGATGTAGACTCTCAAGTTGCCATGGGCAGGGACGTCATGGAGGAGACAGTTGAATGGTGGGGCAAACAAGCAGAGGATGTCAGGGAAGAAGCACTGGGTGATGATGACAGGATAGACTTGAAATACTTCATCAAGCAGTTGAACAAATGGTGTGTGGGAGTGGACGTGTTCTGGTGCCAAGGTCCTTTGTTCGACTACGCAATACTACAAAATTTTTATGCACAGATGAATGTGCCCGTGCCATGGAACTTCTGGCAGATACGAGATTCAAGGACGCTGGGCAGTCTAGTACCACGAGATCCCAACGAGAAGAGGACTGGACTACACAACGCACTGGATGACTGCTACTTCCAGGCAAGGAAGGTGCAACAGATATTCCAACAGTTGGAGATAAAGAATGACAGATGGTAAAGCAAAAGATCACGGATGGCTAGAAGCAAAGCAGTCGGGTGGAGCAGTGTACGAGCTGGGAGTCAAGCAGTCAAAACACGGAAAAACAATTAGAAGGATCGCAGAACCACTGATGGAAAAACACTGGAAAAATAGTGTTACAAATTTACATAGGATATACAGAGTTGCCGAGTACTTGCTTACTAGACAAAAGAGATCAAGTAACAAAGATGAAACTAAATTAGTAAATGAATCTTCCTTAGGTTCATTTTTTAAATCGTGTTTATCCACAGAAGAAAACAAAAAAAGGAAAAAGAAATGACAGATGTTAAAACCCTTTACATAAAGATAGCCACACACATCATGCGGTATTTTAGATTTGACCTACAACTGCATTTCTTCTGGTCACTGTTCTTGACACTGCTGGCAATATTCTGGTCTCCATTGATATACCTAGGGCTCGTGGCAACCATAGTGAAAGAAGCACTGGACCTCTGGACAAAAGGACATTGGAGTTGGGACGACTTCTGGTTCGGCTTTGTTGGATGGTTGGTTGGGGTGTATGTTATATTGGAAGTCCTATGAAATGGTATGCCATACAAGATCTCTACACCATAGAAAAATACAAAATCAAACACAGCAAAACACCGGCCACGAAATGGATACGTTTACCATGTGTGTACAAGATACGAATTAACTCAAAGGTCGTACACGTGGGCAGGTCCGACACATGTAGGAAACACGGCGGTGCTGAGAAAGTCAGGAAGGCCCTGGTTAACCTGTTAAATATCCACGATCACAATCCATCTGTGACGAGAACTAAATTCTGGGAACAGATCAGGTTGCAACACAGACCAAACTCTAGTAATATAATGATAGGAATCATACAAACGCATGACATCGAAAAAACCTATCTACAAGAAGCCCTTTGAACCCATAGACAATTACAAAGAATCTACCTGGGTCGGAAACAGCACACCTATATTCGAGAATGAACACACAGCGGTGTTCGAAGATCGATATCCTTGTGTTGACGGACACTTGCTTTTCATAGCAAAAGAAAACACAGCGGAATACATAGGTAAGTCATACAGTCTGGCGTTCCAGTGGGGACAAGACAGGATCAAGGAAGGCAAGATGGATGGGTTCAACGTGGGACAGAACATCGGCAAGTGTGCAGGACAGACCATATTTTGGCCACACATACATTTCATACCTAGGAAAGACGGGGACAGCGAGAAACCAGGCGGCATAAGACACGCACACCTGGGAGTGAAACACAAGGAACATTACTAATGGAATACGCAACACTCAGACTTTCTAAAAAAGATGATCATGGCAATTATTTTGATCTAAAGTTCAAACTGTTAACAAATAAGTTCGTACCCAAATGGGTCGACAGAGTTCTAGAAGCCCAGCAGAATCAATATCCCATATCAGAACCATGGGCTATGTATAATCTAAACAGTGACTTTAACGATGAGTTTATAAAGGAAAATATCAACAGACTGATAAACGAGGTCGATCGCGAACACAAACTTTTCGGCATACAGATAGAGGACATAAAAAATCAAGACCTATTGAACAAGATACACGCCATATTTGAAGAAACATATGGTGCACTAGACGAGTGGAAAACCAATCCAATATTCAAAAATAAATCTGAGATGTTTAGGAAAAACCTCAGTGAGATCAATCAGCTCGTGCATGCCTGTGAAAGTGTAGGCGGAACACCTAAAATAAGAATAGTATGGTTCGACCTACCAAAGACAAAATTGTTCAATGACGGCGACTATGAGCTGTTCACTAATAAAAGGACGTTTGGATCCCTCTATCATTTATACAGTGACGTGGGTAAAAACATCGAATCGTTAACCGAAGACAGTGATGATCATCACCATGGTGTGGTTCCTAATCTGCACTACAGTGCGGATTGTGTGTGTTACTTCCGAGACAACAGTGAAGATGAGGTCATGCACATGGAAAAGGAGCAGAAGAAATACATCGAAAGGAATGTAAATTATCTAAAGGAAAAAGGGTATGCGGTCGATGACAAAAGGCTTACCACGGGTCGTATTGAAATAGCACGTTTAGATTCAGATCTCACAAAAGAGGAGTTGTTGAACAGAATAAAAAACTTCAATCACATCCAATCATTATTCCTATCATGAAAAAAATAAAAAAGAAGATCAAAGCAGGTCCGATATTCGTTTCACCCGACGGAGGAGAGACAGTGTACCAACAATTACCAAATGGCAACCGTGTACTGGTGGAACAGTCACAGAAGGCCCAGGACGAGGAGCTGGCCTACGAGGAAGCAGAAATGGTGGGAATAGAGGCCATTGAACTCCGGAGGAAATATCCCACACTAAAGAAAGCATGGGATAGATATCGTGTCATATGGCGTTTAGTCAGTGATAATGACTGATATGTACAACTTATCCAACTTCAATTTTACCAGCAGTGTACAGGCTTCTGTGTGCGTCTAAAGGGGTGATTAAATAGTATTATGACCAAATATGTTAGTATAATAGGCAACGGTGAATCCAGGAGAGGTTTTGACATCTCCCCGTTGAAATCGTTCAGCACGGTAATTGGTTGCAACGCAATCTACAGAGATTTCGTCACAGAATACCTGGTGTGTGCAGACAGGCACATGTGTCAACAGGCCGTCAACGCCGTTGGTAAGGGAACAACTGTACTCACCAGACAGGACTGGGCGGGACAATTTGCGAACTGGCCCAACGTGAAAGAATTACCAAAGTTACCCTACAGCGGAGACAAGAGACAGGACGAACCCTTCCATTGGGGCACAGGACCTTACGCAGGTGTGTTGGGACTGACTTTCAAACCCAAGGCCATATTCATGATAGGTTTTGACCTACACCCTTTGGAGAAGGACAAGATCAACAACATGTACACGGGTTCCGAGGGATACAAGTACATCAAGAGACCTGTGGATCCTTCGTACTGGATCCATCAGTTCCACAAGTTGATGGGATATTCGGATCCAGACACAAGATGGATCGTGGTAAACCATGATCGTTGGGAGATGCCAGAGGAATGGAAAAAACATGGTAACGTTTTCCAGGAGACCTATGACGGCATGGCCAAGTTTATCAACAAGCAGTTGACAAAAAAGTAATCTCGTATAAAATTGTTGTATGACTAGACCAATGGTGGAACACCTGATGGTGCAACAACAACTGAGAGCACCACACAAAAAATGGAAACACATGGTGGCGGTTATGTGCCTGAATTTGACCTACAGGAAACACGTAAAGATAATCTTACCAAAACTTTTCAAGAGATATCCCAATCCCGAAGCGTACCTGCGTGGCAGATTGAAGACACAGCAAGAGATGTTGAAACCACTCGGCATGTGGGAAGTGAGATCCAAGAGACTACGCAAGATGTCCCAACAGTACCTGTCATGGGACAAGAAGGAAGCCAGCGACCTACATGGCATAGGCAAGTATGGATCGGACAGTTACCAGATATTCTTCCACGATCACATACCACCCAACGTCGAGGACAAGGAACTGAAGAAATACATTGACAAACTCCTAGGATAGTTTATAATAGTGATATGTTTGAAAAATACAAAGATGGAGATCTTATCACTCTAAAGTTAATGCATGGTGAGGAAGTTATAGGCACCCTGCAATCACAAACCGAAACAACACTAGAGATTAAAAAAGCACTGACACTGATGCAAGGTCCACAAGGACTTGCGTTTGGTACATTCTTCTCTACTGCTGACCAAGATAAAGATATTTCACTGGCAAAAGACAAGATACAGTGTATTTCAGTTGTCAACGACAAGATATCTGCAGAATACAAGAAAGTTTTTACCACTGTGGTCGTTCCTGATAAACCAAAGATCATCGTATAATGTCACACTTCGGGAAACACAGCAACAGCATAGAGACGCTTATCGATGTGACCGAGGCCATGCTACATGTCATGGAAAAGAAAGGCATAGATCCGGAAACAGTATCACAGAGACCCGAATTTACTGTGTTGATACATTTTCTAAAGAGCATCATAGACGGCGAGTTAAATATACCAAACGAGCTCACTGACACACTAAGAAAGAAATCGGAAGAATTAGGATTTGATCTTGAGGATATCAAGAAAAGATTGAACTAATGAGAGGACTTAAAGGCTTTCATCCCTCTATAAACACTCTGCAAGTCATCAATAACAGGAGAAAAGATGACTTATCAATCAACTAAAACATACGGACACGACACAGGCCTGGCCTGTGTTTTCAGACAACCCAACGCAGATCACTCACACTGCCATCTGCTACACGGATACTCACTGGCATTCAAATTCACATTTGGTTGCAAGGAACTTGACAACAAGAACTGGGCGGTGGACTTTGGCGGACTCAAACCGTTGAAGGCATGGCTGGAGGATCATTTTGATCACAAACTTGCACTGGACATGAACGACCCACATCTCGAGAAGTTCAAGGAACTGGAGCAGTTGGATCTCGCAGAGATAAGAATGTTTGACGGAGTAGGTGCAGAGAAATTTGCCGAACATGCCTACAGGTTTGCAGATAATCTTATAACAGTCAAGACAGACGGTAGATGCTGGGTGGAGAGTGTGGAATGTGCAGAACACGGAGCAAACAGTGCCATCTACAAAAGACCAGAATAAATTCCTATTCGAACTAGTAAGGGTAGGTCTCGATGACAGGGCCTACTACATACAGACCTACGACACACCACTGGGCAAGAGATGGCTGGAAGCACTGAAAGACAACCTCAAACAAAAGAGGATACTAGAGAAGAACTTCTGCTTCTTGGGATTTGCGGATTCAAAGAGGGATCTAACCCACTTGGTCAAAGAACTGAACAAGTCAGTGGAACAGATAAACTCATTCACATTCGATCCACCTTACGAAAAGATACACCCTTTCGTCAGAGATGACTTCCAATATTCTAGAAATCTTCCTATAGGAAGAAATGATGATGGGAAACACCTAGGTTTGAAACTCAAACACGAATCATGCAATCTATTACATAGGTATTTCGAAGAACTGCAAGGTACTGCATGGGACATATCAAAATACTACAAACAAGCAGATGCTGAAACCAAATATGCAATAAGACAGCTGAACAACATCTGTCATGAGATAGAAAGTTGGGTATTATCAGATCGTAAAAAAGCAATCGATCCGGAATGGATCAGACCCTCACAGATAACAACCTTCCTGAACGCACCGAGGCATGATCTACACGAAGAAGACTTTGAACTGTTCAAACAGAACAGATATGACAGGGATTTGGGAGGGGTCTACCTGCACTGGTCACAGGTGGGAAAGACCTTGTACGAGGTGTTCAGGGACGAACACGCACCCAAGATGACTGACGCACTGTGTTCGGAGATCAATCATCAGAAATACTATTCGGGAGAGTTCGACATAGAATGGGGTCAGACTATCAAGGAAGCAACGCATGATTTCAAGAAAAAAGAGATGGATGAGTACCGTGCATGGCTGAAGGACAACGGCTATGACTGGGAGGATCCCAAACTGTCACTAGGCTATATAAAAATTGGGCAGGTAGACCTGCAGAGAACGTTCGGAGGCAGTGCGACATTCAAAGAAATATATGAGACCATGACAGATAATTTAAATATAACCAGCATCAAGACAATGTCAAACAGAACCATAGAGTGTGCATATCCATACACACTGGAGAGTGACGATTGGCGACAGATACAAATAGAAGGATTGAAAAAAGGATATGAATCACGTAGTATGTGTTAAGTGGGGAATCAAGTATCCTTCGCAGTATGCGAATGTGCTCAACAGCATGGTCAAGCGACACACCACTGTGCCTCTTCAATTCCATTGTCTCACAGATGATCCCGCAGGATTAGATCCGGAAATAAATGTAATAAAGCTACCAACCGACCCATGGGTCAAATCATGGTGGAGCAAGTTATGGATGTTCGCACCAGAGATGCCACTGAAGGGCAATATATTATTTTTTGATCTAGACGTGGTCATCTTTGACAATATAGATCTGTTATTCAGTCATCCAGGCAAGTTCAACATAATCAGAGACTTCAACAGATGCAGGATAAAGGACTGGAAACTGTCAAACTCCAGCTGTATGCGTTGGGAGGCAGGAACCATGGACTACCTGTGGAACGAATTCAAGGAAAGATCAGCACAGATAATGCAACAGAATCACGGAGACCAGGACTGGATAACCAAGAGGGCCAAAGATGACATCTCGTGGTTCCCAGACGAATGGATAAGATCATACAAGTGGGAGATGGTAGGACTCAAGGACACGAAACTGTTAACCAACAAGGACGGCAAGAAGTGGTTCAGGGAACCTGTGAAAATATTACCCAACAACAGGGTGGCAGTGTTCCACGGTTCACCCAACCCCATGGAGAGTGCTGACGAATGGGTGATAAAGAATTGGCAATAATGACAACGTACGGCAAAGTGAAAGTGAAGAGGACCAGTCCAAGGATGGATGAAGTACCTGAAGACTGTGGTTACATGAAACAGTTCGAGTTCAATGTTGACCTAAACAGCAATGGTGTAATGGCGGAATGCATCGACTGGTGCCAACTGCACTGTGAAGGCAAGTGGGGTTGGTGGTTCGAACCTGCGGGGGAGATAGAGAATCCTGCAAACCACTGGGAGGACCAGAACGCATACATGAGCTTTGAAATAAAAAGAGATGCGACAAGATTCTGGATGGCAGTTGGAATACAAAACAGTGGCAACAAATAGGGATAATTACTAGTATGAAACCATTTGAAATAACAGAGGAAGCAAAGAACCAGATAGAAAAATTGCTTGAGAAGAATCCGGACAAGTACGCAGTGAGCCTGGCAGTGTTAGGTGGCGGTTGTGCAGGATTCAAGTACGACTGGGGTTTTGCAGACACAAAAGAAAGTGTAGCGGATGGCGATCACACAGAAGACTGGCACACAGGTAAATTTGTTGTGGATGAGACTTCTATGATGTATGTCATAGGAACAAAGATCGACTTCGTTGAAGAAACATTCGGATCACAGTTTGAAATATCCAATCCCAACTCAACAGCATCCTGTGGATGTGGCGAGAGCTTCGGTGTCTAATGGACACAGCATTCGTTATAGGCAACGGAGAGTCAAGGAACATTTTCCCAATAGATAATCTAAAAGGTAAAGGCGTCATCTACGGTTGCAACGCCATCTACAGGGATCATCCCATGTTGTGTGATCATATTGTGGCTGTGAACCCTCCCATGTACGAGGAACTGGCCCAGTGGCACAACAGTGGCAAGGAGTCTCCGGACATCTACGGTCCAGCAGACATCAGTGAATGGAAATACATCTGCGATGGTGATAGTGAGATAGATGTGCCCGAGGGCTTGAAGATATACAGGACATGGAGTGGTGGCGACATCAAGAAGGGTGGCAAGATAAAGACCAATGATTTCTCCCTGGCGAGGGGATCTGGTTGCAGTGCCGTGTTAATGGCCGCCGAGTCGGGCATCAAAAATGTTGTGATAATGTCATTCGACATAATGGGAGCCCAACAATGGGAAATGGAAACACCCAGTAGGATACAGAACAACATCTACAAGAATTCAATCAACTATCCAGACAGGGCCAGCATGAAGGCATACCTCAAGTACGAGTGGATGTACCAACTGAGACAGATTTTCCGCAAATTCCCCAGCACCAACTTTCATTTCATCAATCGCAAGGAATACATAGAGGGCAATCCTTTCTTGCGTTGGTACTTTGATCAACCAAATATAAAGTGTGGAATATATGCTGACCTACAGAGATGGATCACCGGTTCTCGTGATGACATCCGATGGAAACAGTTATAAGGTAGTGGTACTACTGGCATCCAGCTGATACACCTTACGCATCTTTACACCAACTTTTTGTGCATACTTTTTAGTATCACAATAGGAACAAACGTGTTTGTAATCGTTTGATGCCCTGTCTGGATCCACATGTGCCTTGGGTCTCAAGAAAGTGACACCGCATGAGTCACACTTGAATACATATACGGTGTTTTTCCTGTGGAAGGTGTGATAAATCCCTAATTTACTCTTGCGTTCGTACAGTCTCATGGTCCTGAGTGTTTCTATGAACATATCTGTATTTAATAAATATGTACAACACATTATGGCGAAACTTAACATAGACACAGGAACACTGGGAAATCCGGCCACAGGCGATACTTTACGTACCGCGATGACGAAAGTCAACACGAACTTCGATGAAGTGTATTCGTTGATCGGTGATGGATCTACAGGATTGATAACGACATCTGTGACCAATGGAGACTTGAAACTCCAGGCAAACGGTGCTGGTGCCATAGAGATAGACACTTTGTCAATAACAAATTCCACAATCTCGAGTATCACAACCAATGCAGATATCACACTGACAGCAAACGGAACAGGTAATATTGTTTTAGATGCAGTGACGATATCCGATAACATTATTACAGCAAATAGATCCAATGACAACCTACAACTTGATGCAACAGGCACAGGTGCAGTTGAGATGATACCTGCTGTGATCTTGATGGCAAACTTGCCCACTAGTGACCCTAGCAACGCGGGTCAGTTGTTCCGTAGTGGTACAGATCTCAAAGTAAGCGTAGGTTAATAGCCACAACACACATTAACGTTTTCCACTAAATA